CAGGCGTTCAATGCCTCCTACCCGATTGGCGACGGCGCGGCGTTTATCTCAGCCTCGCATCCGACCATCTCGGGCAATCAGTCGAACGTGCTCTCGACCTCGGCCGACCTTTCCGAGCTCGCGATTGAGGACCTGGGCACTCAGATCATGCAGGCGACCGACTATCGCGGGAACAAAATCAGCCTTGTCCCGGAATGTCTGGTGATTTCGACAACGCAATGGTTTGACGCAAACCGCATCATCCATTCGATCCTGCAGAACGATACCGCGAACAATGCCATCAACGTCATCAAGGCGACGGGCATGTTCAAGAAGGGCATTGAGGTAAACCACTATTTCCTCTCGGGGACGGCGTGGTTCATCCGGACCAATGCTCCGTATGGCGCGCGCTTCCTGTGGCGCGACAAGCCGACCTTCGACACCGACAACGAGTTCGACACCAAGAACGCAAAGGCCGCTCAGTACATGCGCTTTTCGTGCGGTGTCACCGACTGGCGCAGCTATTTCGGCTCGCCGGGAGCGTAACGACTAGCCTCAACCGTGTCCCTGGGTGGGTAAGCGCGGGTTCAATTCGCCGCGGGCACAAGCGAAAGGTGGCCTGAAATGACGCTCACGAATTTCCCGAACGGGATCTCGTCCTTTGGCGTTCCGGTCCTCGGTTCAATCAGCGGAATCCCGTTCACAGGGCGTTATTTCTTCGTCGATCCGGTTCATGGCCTCGACGGCAATTCCGGCTTTAGCCCAGATCGCGCCTTGCAGTCGCTTTACAAGGCGCACTCGCTTTGCCGGGACGGCAACAATGACGTTGTGCTGCTGATCGGCAATGGCGCGGCCTCGGGAACGGCGCGTCTTTCGCTCGCCGCGGCCCAGGCCGTGAGCTCGTCGGCAAGCGCCGGCACTCTCAACTGGACGAAAAACGCTACCCACCTGATCGGTGTTGCGGCGCCGTCCACCTACGCACAGCGGGCGCGCCTTGCTCCCCCGACTGGCACCTACACCCAGGCGACATTCGGCTCCGGCAACCTCGTGGTTGTCACCGGCTCAGGCTGCTTCTTCTCCAACTTCTCGCTGTTTCACGGCTTCTCGACCGGCGGCGTCAATCAAATCTGCTGGACCGACAACGGAAGCCGGAACGCCTATTCGAACATCGCCTTTGGCGGCATGGGCGATGCGGCCTCTGCGGCTGATGCGGGTTCGCGCTCGCTCAAGATCGGCCTGGCGGGCTCCGGCGAAAACTCGTTCTACCATTGCGCGGTCGGCCTCGACACGGTCGCCCGTGGCGCCGCAAACGCATCCCTCGAACTCGCCGGCGGAACGCCGCGCAATTCGTTTGAGGACTGCATTTTCCCGTTCCAGACCTCGGCGGCGACCCCGCTCGGCATCCTGGGCACGGGAAATGCCTGCGTCGATCGCGGCAACACCTTCAAGCGCACTCTGTTCGTGAACGACATTAAGTCGACGTCAACCACAATGACGGCGTTGGCATCGTTCACCACGGCCTCGCCTGGCGGAATGTTGCTGTTCGATGCGGCCTGCGCGCTGGTCGGAATCACCAAGTTTGGCGACACGAACGGTCTCGCAAACTCGTACATCGCGGCGGCGGCAGTCTCCGCGGCGGCGGGTGGGCTCGCGGTCAATCCGAGTTAGGGGTAGCCCGCCGTGGCGGCGCTTACGATCACAAAAGCGGTCCTGGAAAATGGGTCGCGCAATTATCGCGCGACCTACAATTTCATTGGGGACGGGTCCAACGTCATTTCCGCTTACGTCGCGGCCGATCCGACCTCGACGGGCGACATGGGCGTGTCGATCGCCGGGAACGTGCTTTATCCCGGATCGCATATTCGAATTGCGTCCGTCCGGTACAATCTGGCGGCCGGGTTTTCGGTCGTTGTCCAGTGGGACGCGACCTCGGCAACTCCGGCGCTAACCCTTTTCGGGTTTGGGCATCAGAGCTTTGTCAAGGAAGGCTGCATAGCGCCATATTCGGCCGGAACGACGGTCCTTGTTGGCGCAACCGGGAAGATCCTGTTCACGCAGAAGCCCGATGCGGCGCTCGCGTCCGGGACGGCTGGCTTCATTGAGTTGGTTCTCCGCAAGGGGATTCAGCAATGAACAGCGTCGAAGCTGCCTGCAATGCCGGCAAAGTCCGGGTCATGGTTACGAATTTCGGCACTCACTCGCCCGAGTATTGGGCGAACGAGACCGCGCGGGGCCTGATCGTCGTTGACCCCGAAATCTCGGACAAACGCGGCGAGTACGCAAAAGAGCTCCGCGCCAAAGCGGAATCGGTGTTGGTTGAGGCGTTTCGCAGCATCAAGGCGACGAGCGCGGACTCGGAAATCTGGCGGACGACGATTGCCGCGCATGCCGTGATCCTTCGCTACGCCGCGCGGACGCCGTGGGAACGGGAGTTCGCGAACGAAAGCATCGCCGTAATGATGCGGGAAACCATTTTCCGCAATCTAAGAACCGCGGCGGACCTCGCCGTGAGAACGGAGTAGCGAAATGGCTGGCGTCACAACCGCCTTCCCGACTTCCTTCAAAAAGGAGTTGGCAACAGCGACACACAATTTCACCACGACCTCGGGCAACGTGTTCAAGGCCGCGCTGATCAAAGGCACCCCGACCGGCACATACGGCGCGGCGTCGGTGAACTATTCCGACATAACCGGCAACACCGATGAATCGTCCGGTACCGGCTACGTCGCTGGCGGGTTCGCCTGGACGGCGGCACAGAACACCACGCCGCAAACCTCCGGAACGACCGCCTATTGGTCATGGAGCACAAACCCGTCCTGGACGACCGCGACGTTCAACTCCTCGGGCACGATGTTCTACAATTCGTCGGCTGCGAATCAGGCCGTGTACGTCGGATCGTTTGGCGGGTCTCAATCAGTGTCGGCCGGCACGTTTACGGTTATTCTGCCGACCAATGATTCGAGCAACGCAGTCTTGCGGCTGCTGTAGCCAGCGGCAAGGGGATGAGAATTGCGCTCATGGATCTGCTTCGACGGTTCCGAACACCCGGTCTCTAAGCGATTTCTCGCAATCGTTCCGGGCGACCTGTCGGGTCGTCCGTATGCCGAAGTTGAGGGCGAACGCCAACGCCTGTTAAGGACCGGCACCAGGATTGATGCGGACGGCAAACCGCATTTTTACACCGATGAATTGACGCCAAAGCAGCGTAAGCGGCTTCGCGGAATCGACTTCGTCCTCAACCTGAACAGGGCGCTGCAGTTTCTCGACGGCCGCGATTACCGGAGCCATAACGAGCTGTTTGGGCCCGAGGGAACGCTCTGCCAGGTGCATGGGCAGTATTGGAGCCCGGATACCTGCGGCTGCAAGCTGTCGATCATCTTCGATCACTGGCTGCGATTCTTCCCCAAGCGGCTCATTCATTATCCCCACCATTTCGGGGTGGTGCGCTGCTCAAAGCACAGGCACCTGACCGATTACAGCGACCATTTTTACGCTGTGCTGGAAGAAAACCGGGCGAAAAACCGGCGGGTTCCGAATCCTCCCACGAAGGTTTAGGGGCCGATGGCGGGCGAATCGCTAGTCGGCATGGGGATTTCGTCCACGGTCGCCTTTGGGGCTGGCTTCACCGGCCGTTCCAACATATTCGGCGGCGCCTATGACACGTCCACGACGGTCGAAGCGGATTTCAACTCTCCGCTGAAAGCCGGGACTCTCAGCAAAATGGCTATGTTCGTGACGTCCGCCGGCGGGTCCGCGAACGGGACTTTGACCTCGCGCGTCAATGCGGCGGCCGGCTCGCAAACCGTCACGCAGACGGTCGGCGGAACGGGGTGGTTTGAGGACGGCACTCATTCCGACAGCATTTCCAACAATGATCTGATCACGAACCAATGCGTCGGCGTGGGCGCGAACACCGTCGTTAGCGTCGTCACCATGCAATATGTCGGCACGGTGGCTATCGGGACCTCATTCGGGACCGGGCAAAACACATTTAGCGACAGCGCCATAACCGGGAGCACGTTTCTCCGTGGGCAGGGCGGAACGTCGATCACGACAAACCTGATCGCGACGGAGGCCAATGCCCAATGCCTGATCCGCTCGCCTGGCACCATGTCGAACATGCGCGCCTCGTCCTCGACCAATGCGGGCGGCAATCCGACCACAACCCTTGTCACGCGGGTTAACGGCTCGTCGGGCGCGGGGACGGTAGCCTTTACCGGCGGGACGACCGGAGCGCAGACAGACGCCACGCACACCGATAGCGTTGTGAGTGGCGACCTCTATAATTATCAGGCGTCGTCGGGCGGGGTGTCGCGCACAATCACCTTTCGGCAATGCTCAACCTGCTTCGTCTCGTCCGGGGCGACTTTCGACACCAACTGCGGCGCCCAGGCAGTCGGCTCGAACAACAGCACGGTTGCCAACGCCTTCAATACGATCTTCGGGCGCATGGCGTCGGCCACCCAGGCGACGGAAGTCAACGCCCAGGTGCGCTTTCGCTTCGCAACTGCTGTCACCAATTTTCGGGTTTTCATCGCTTCTATATCGGCCGCGACCAGCGCTGTTTGCGTCGTCCGTCTGAACGGCGCCGATGCGACTGGCGGCTTTACGACCACGGCCGCGACTACGGGATGGTTTGAGGACGCGACCCACGCCGACACGATCGCCTCTGGCGATTTGCTCTGCTACGCCGCGAAATCCTCAAATTCGAACTATGTCCTTGCGGACGCCGGCTTCACATTTGGCAATGTCGTCGTCACGGTTAATGCAACTGCTGTCACCGCGACCGGCACTCCGGGGACACTGACTCCGGAAATCGACGTTGCGATTACCGGCGTCACGGCAAGCGGATCTGCGAACGCTCCGGGCTATGGCGTCGGGTATGGCGCTCCAAGCGCGACGGCAACCGGGGCGGCCAATGACGCGCCTGTGGATATGGAGATTCCCGTCGTCGGGGCGACCGCGACGGGGGCGGCTGCGGACGTTGGATTTGCGTCCGGCGATGTTGTTCAGCCGGACGGCGTTCACGCAACCGGAGCGGCGGGCGATGTAACGCTCGGAATCGACAGCAACGTAACGGCCGGAACCGTCACAGCGACCGGCTTGGCGCATGCCATCACTCCGGAAATCTCGATTGATGCTGGAAAGGCCTTTGCCTTTGCACAGGCTGGCGTGGTTCGCGGCCATCCTGATCCGCGCGTCGATCTGCCGGTTCTTTCGATCATGCGGAACACGGCCGTCCCCGCGATCGGCGCCATGTCGAATGAGGCCATTGCGGTAATCGGGAGAATGAATCCCTCGGGGCCTGAGCCTGTTTCGGTTGCTGCGATTATCGTCGGCGCGTCGGCTACGGGGGTGGCGCGCAATGTGACGCCATTCCGCAATGTGCTGATGAGGGTCCAGGCCGCGACGGCTCAATGTGTGGCGGCGGACGTCGCCGTGACGGTGACGTGATATGAGTTTCGCAAGCGAATCGGGTGGGCACAGATGAACGTAAACGAATGGGGCGTTTTCTTTCGCTTCTCGACCGGCTTCGATCTGACCGGCTTCTCCGCGCTGTCGCTCGTTTTCACAAAACCGGATGGCACCGTGGTCACAAAAACCAATCCGGACGTGACGGCGCCAAATGTTGACGTCACCACGACCGAGGGGCTGTTTCCGGCGGGGACTTATGCTCAGTACACGTTTCAGCCGGGAGACGTCGACCAGGCGGGCGAGTGGTGCGTCTATGCGACCTATGATGATGGAAGCCAGCATTTGATCGCGGACGTGCAGCACTTCACCATTTCTGCGAACTCCTGCTGATGGGCAGAAAGCGCGGCATCCAGTATCGGCCCGGATCCTTCTATCGCCAGGACGATATGAGCGGCTTGACCACGCGCGCCGAAAACACGGCGCCCGAATGGAACGGGCTAATTGTGGATAAGCGCTTTTGGGAGGCTCGCCAGCCGCAAGACCTCGTAACCGGGGTGGCTGACAATCAGAATGTGCCGGACGCCCGCCCGCTGCCGCCTCCGCCGTTCGTGGGCCCGGTTTTCACGACCACGACGGCCAACGCTGCGGTTGGCGCGACGGTGTTGCCACTGGAAGCAACAACCGGGTTCAATCCCGGGAGCTTTGTCGGGATCATGCTTGACAGTGGCGTGGTGTTTAACACCCAGGTCTCGAACGTCGCGGCTCCGGCCGGCTCTATCCGCCTCACGCAAGGACTTCCGTACACGGCGGCGAGCGGCAACAACGTCACCAACTACAGGAGCACGGGCGGACCATGACCAGCGGACCCGGCAACCTCACGACCTCGGGCGACACCGAATACAGTCAGGTGGCGACGGAAATCATTACCTCTGCGCTGCAGATCGCCGGCGTGATCAATGAGGATGAGACACCGACTGCCGGCATGTTCAAGACGTGCTTCCGGGCCCTCAACTCTATGGTGAAGGAATGGGAAACTTCCGGGCTGCATATCTGGACCGTCCGGGAAGCGGTCTTGTTCCTGCAACCAAATCAGGAGCGCTACCTTCTCGGTGGCACCACGACGGACCATTGCGCGGACGCATATTCCTATCAGCAGTCTACGCTCAACTTGTCCGCAGCCGCGGGCGATACAAGCGTGAACCTCGTAAGCGCCGCGGGGATCGCGAAGGGCGATAATGTCGGGATTGTCCTGGACACGGGCTCGGCCTTCTGGACGACGGCCGCGGACGATCCGACCGGCAATGTTCTAACATTGTCCGCCGCGATGCCTTCGAGCGCGTCCGCCGGCAATTTCGACTGGTCCTACACGGCGAACATCGTGCGCCCGTTGCGCGTGGTCTCGTCGCGGCGTCTCGCCTGGCAGGGGATTCTCGAAACCCCGATGGGGCTCAGCCCGGGGCAAATGCTGTCGCGGGCGGAGTATATGAACCTGCCGAACAAGAACGCGACCGGAATCCCGACTTCGGCCTATTACAATCCGGCGCGGGTGCAGGGCGAGTTTTTCGTGTGGCCGGCGCCCGTCAATGCCAGCAGCGCAATCCGGTTTACCTGGTACCGGCCGATTGAGAGCTTTGTTACGGTCGATGATCTTCCGGATCTTCCACAGGAATGGATAAACACTCTCGACTGGAACCTGTCGAAGGAAGTTGGTCCGGTCTACGACGTTGAGGCAGAGCGCTACGATCGCATCGTGGCGCGGGCGGCGGAAAAGCTCGAAATGGCCCAGGGTTGGGACCGCGAACCGCAAAGCGTGTTTTTCGGACGCAGCTACTCTCCCGGAGGCAGATAGGCCGTGCCTGAAATCGTTTTCGGCATGCAGTCCTATGAGAGCCAAAGCCTCCCGCTTTCGGCTCAGAGGATGCTCAACTGCTTCATTGAATCCGAGCCCCAGGGGACCAAGAGCCAGGTCCCGATATTCGGGGCTCCCGGGCTGACGCCCTTCACGACGCTTCCGACGTATCCCGTGCGCGGCATGTGGAATTATCGGGGCAACCTATGGGCGGTTGGCGGCGATACGCTGTATCGGCTCAACACAAACGGGGGATTCCGCAAGATCGGCTCCGGAATCTCCGGCCTTTCGCCCGTGGTCATGTGCGACAACGGCAATCAGGTCATGGTGATTAACGGCGTGGCCGGGTACATCGCGACGGTCGCGACGGGAGCCTTTCAGCAGATCGTCAGTCCCAACTTTTTCAGCGCCGACACCCTGACGTTTTTCGACGATGTGTTTGTCCTCAACCGGCACGGGACAAACGAATACTTTATCTCCGGGCTCCTCGACGGGCTGCTTTACAACGGGGACGACTTTGCGACGGCGGAGGCCGATTCCGGGCTCCTCATTGGCGTGGCGAAGAATCTGCAGCTCCTTTTTCTGTTTGGTCAGAACCATATCGAAATGTGGTATGACGCCGGCGCGCAGAACTTCCCCTTCGCGCGCTACGCCGGCGGCGTGATCCCGAGAGGGTGCAAGGCGGCGGGCTCGATCATTGCCCAGGACGACGCGCTGTTTTTCCTCGGCAATGACAATATGTTTTACCGGCTACAGGGCAACGTCGCGATTCGCCAATCGACCCACGCGGTCGAAAAGGCGATTTCCAGTTATGGCGACGTCTCGGACGCCTTTTGCTTCACCTACACGCTCCAAGGTCACAAGATGATTCATCTGACCTTCCCGAGCGTCCCGCATACCTGGGTTTTGGATCTGTCCACAAAACAGTGGCACGAACGCGAATCGTGGGATGAGAACAACAACAGCCTGGGCCGCTGGCGCGGCAACTGCGCGGCCGAAGTCTATAACCGCATCCTGATTGGCGATTACGCGAACGGGACCATCTGGAATCTCGACTGGAACGCCTATTTGGAGGGTGCGAACACCCTTCCGATGCTCGCCCACTCCTCGCCCGTGCATGCCGACAAACGGCGCGTGTTCGTCAAGCGCCTCGAACTGGACATGGAGAACGGCGTCGGGCTGGAATCCGGGCAGGGCTCCTCGCCGGTGGTTATGCTGCGCTGGTCGAAGGATGGCGGGCGTACCTGGTCGAAGCTGCAGCCTGCGCGCTCGCTCGGGAAAATCGGTGAGTTTGCGACCCGCCAACGCTGGATCAATCTCGGGCAAGC